AGGGATTCGTTTCTATGTGTCTTTTGCCTGCAGTTTTGCTTTTGGTGAACTTAAACTTATGGAAGGGTCGGCCAAGATCATCTCCCTCATTGCCCGTGATGAGTCGCAACACTTGGTTCTCACGCAAAATATCCTGAATAAGTGGAGAGAGGGTGATGATCCTGACATGATCGAGATTGCTAAAGAAGAAGAGGAGAACGTCTACGAGATGTTCAACAAAGCAGTGACAGAAGAGAAAGAGTGGGCAGACTATCTGTTCATGGACGGCAGTATGATTGGTTTGAATGATAAACTACTCAAACAATATGTCGAATGGATTACCAATCGTCGTCTGAAATCAATTGGTCTTAAACCAATCTTCAATATTCATGCTAATGCAAACCCCCTTCCTTGGACAGAACACTGGCTAAATAGTAAGGGGCAGCAAAACGCACCCCAAGAAACTGAAATTGAATCTTATGTGATTGGGGGTATCAAACAGGATGTCAAAGCAAATTCGTTCTCAGGATTCAAACTTTAAGTTTGAATTTGAACACCATTGGGGTGGAGAACGAACTACAATTCAAAAGATAAAGGGGTGGATTAAAAAACAAAAACCACCCTTTGATACCATTTTCATGCACCTGTTCTCCTTTGTGGAGGTCTGGTACTGGGAAGGAAAAGTGAAGCAGACTATGGCTTCGGTAGATTCTCAAATCAAAGATATTCACGAGGTCTGGGACAATGAGCACAGAACAGAACCAAGAGTGGAAGTCGGAGTATCTAGCGTGGATGGGCTCCCGACTCTCAGAATCACAAATCCGAGTATTGAAACAAGGTCCGAGGCAACTGACAGATGCCTGGATGTTGGGTGCGATGCACAAACACTACAAGAAAGTGAGAGGACTCAAGTAATTCCCGATCCATGGGATGATGTGAGTGGAGATTGGAATGATTGGGCAATTGGACTTACTACTACTAAATATTATGAGAAAGACACATGATGAATGTACGACAACCCCTGGACCTATCTGGAACAAAATTTTGATAGCATCGATGTTGGGGACTACTTTGGTTTTGTTTATGAAATTACCAATGTCCTCAACGGTAGACGTTACATTGGAAGAAAGTATTTCTGGTCATTTAGAACGCCTCCTGGAAAGAAAAGAAAACAGAAGGTAGAATCCGACTGGAAAAAATATTACGGTTCTTGTCCTGAACTAAAAGAGGACGTAAAAAAGTTCGGCAAAACGAACTTTAAAAGAAAAATTCTCTCACTACATAGTACGAAAGGTCAGTGCAATTTTGAAGAAACGAAACAATTGTTTCTAAATAATGTACTTACTGAAGAGTTGGAACCAAATCTTCCCCTCTACTACAACAGTAATATCCTGGGTCGGTACATGAGAAAAGATTATTTTCCCTGGACCCCTTGACACCCAAAAGTTTTCACCCTATACTTACTAAGTCAGTCGATGGAACCCCGAATGCTCTCGTATTCTCTTGATGATATTGAAACTATGATCGAATCCCTGATTGATGAACTCCACGATCTTGTTGAAGATGGAGATCTTGAGGAAGCACAGATGTTAAATCTGGAGATCCGAGAACTGGAAGAGTTACTACCCAGCACTTGAGGTGCCGTGGGTTAGTAGCTCAGTGGATAGAGCAACTGCCTTCTAAGCAGTCGGTCGTAGGTTCGACCCCTACCTAACCCGTTCCTCATCTGAGGAAGTAACCCAGTCGAATAGGTATAGGCCCATGACTATTGAACAATCGTTTCGTCCTTATTTGGACATTCTCCGTTCTGCAGCTTGTGGTGATGTCACATTAGATGTAGATCATCCCTCTCTTTATAATAAAGTCCTAGCATTTTATCAAAGAAAAGGTATTGATTTCTACGGTGACCCCGATGAAGATTATGAGATCTTATCAAATAACCTTTATTATGATCTTGCCTATGTGTAAGTTTCCTAGTTCTTGGCAAAACTAGGTGGTGCGGATGGACGACTCCTGCCGTGATGGAGACACGTTAACAACCCTGGTCGGGATGATCCCTTTGGATCCTCGGGTTTCCTTGTTCCTAAAATAAGGTGGTGGAGTCATTGACCCATTTATGTTTCTTGCTTTAGAAAAAGTAAGTGGCGAGCATGAGGGGAGACCCAATCTCCCCTTTTTTGTCGGTATGGCGGAATTGGTAGACGCGCTGGGTTTAGGTTCCAGTGTCCTTGCGACGTGGAGGTTCAAGTCCTCTTACCGACATTGTTATCTCAATTGATAATTATGAATGTACCAGAAGACGATACTAAAGAATTGAAGGAGGTAGCAACTCTATTTCCTACAAACATTTTTAAGTTTCAGATCCCAGAGATCAAATCTAATTTAGATAAAATTCGTGAGTTTTGTGAGGAAGACTGTGGTCAAGGTCCTTCACAACTCACTAACTTTAGAATTAGTGAGAACACCAAGTGTCATGAAAAAGAAAACCTTACATGGTTGTCTGATATAATCTATGAATCTGCACGTAAGGTGCTTGATTGGAATCAGGTTGAATATCAAGACTGTTATATCAGTGAGATGTGGATCAACCAGGCAGGACCTGGATACCGTCATCCCATTCATACACATTCCAACTCCCTATACTCAGGTTGTTTGTATGTTGACATGCCTGAGGGTTGTTCTCCTACACTGTTCTATGATCCCCGTCCTGCCTTCCGAGTGATCGAACCAAATTACAAGGACTATGGTCCCCACAATAGTGGTGTGGTTGGTATGGCAACTGAAGAAGGTGATCTGTTGTTCTATGACTCTGCTCTACCTCATGGATATGAGGTTGGTTTCTGGGATCATGAACCAAATGAAGAAGGTCAGATCACTAAGTGGAGAACCACAATCAACTTTACGATCATGATCAAAGCAAACATCAGTATCCCCACTGCCATGTTGACACTGAGTTGACCCCATGGTATGATAAGTGGGTTCGCAAGTGACTCAATGAAGAAACCAACTGTTCTCCTGGAACGGTTTCCATATCGATACGTTCAGGTTGGAACCATTGAATTAAATGGCCAACCTGATTATCGTATTCAAAAGGTGGATTCCTACACTGGTAAATACCGTGACATGTATCTCTGCGATAATGCTATGCAGATGGATACTGCCATGACTGACTTTGAATATACCAAGTGGTTGGATCCCGCAACTGTACCCTGCTATGTAAAAGATGATGTCGAAGCCTAGTATGAAATCTTATCTCTCCAATGCTGTTGAGGCAGCAGGAGTTGCATTGATCACTGGTATTGAAGAACGTCGTGACATTGGATTCCTTGGGGATCTCTGGCGTCACTACACTGGTCTTCGTACCATGTATAATTCAGAACCAGAGTCTGATATCAGTTTCTCTAATTCTGAACCTTGGGATCCTGACTACAACATTAGCATTCCTAATATGAGTGATGATGTAATCCAATTCCCATCAACTTGACAAATGTAAAGAAAAGTTGTAATATATATTAGTGTGTTACAATTATTTACAAATGACAGTTACCACTAATGAGCATGGTCAACAAAACATGTGGGCAAAAGAACCCCAGATGGTTTATGAAGAGTACAATCGTAAAGGTTTGATGACTCCCTATCAACGCATTGAAATGTATAACGGTCGTTGGGCAATGATGGGTATCATCTTCGGTCTCATCTCATACGTTGCTACAGGTAAACTCTTTTTCGGCATCTTCTAACATAACTTGACAATGACAGCAACTTTCTTTACACTTACATCTGTTGCCTTCTTCATTCTGTTGGCAGCATCCGTTGAAAAACTTTGCGAAACTTACTAATGGCCACTTACAACGTTACTATGCAAACCCCTGATGGGGAGTACACTTTTCCTTGTGATGATGATGTTTACATTCTTCAAGCAGCAGAAGATGCAGGTGTTGACCTTCCTTCGTCGTGTAAAGCAGGTGCTTGCTCGGCTTGTGCGGGAAAACTCGTCTCTGGCACCGTAGATAATGAGGAGCAATCGTTCCTTGATGATGAACAGATTGAGCAAGGTTTCATTCTGACATGCGTTGCATATCCTACTAGTGACGTTACTATCCTTTCTGATCAAGAAGGTGATTTGTGATGAGAGTGCCTGATGTAACCTTCCGATATCGTCTACCCAACGCAGACAAAAAGTATGATTGGGTGAACATCACTTCATCTGAAATCTTTTCCGATAAAAGAGTTGTAGTGTTTTCCCTTCCTGGTGCATTTACACCAACCTGTAGCAACTTCCAACTGCCTGGATATGATGCTCTATATGATGAGTTTAAGCAGGCAGGTATTGATGAGGTTTATTGCCTCTCTGTGAATGATTCCTTTGTTATGAATGCATGGTTCAAAGATCAAGGAATTATCAATGTTAAACCTATCCCTGACGGTAGCGGTGAGTTTACTTATGCTATGGGTATGTCTGTCAATAAGTCGAACTTAGGTTTTGGTTTCCGTTCCTGGCGTTATGCTATGATCGTGAACGATGGTGAGGTTGAGATGATGTTTGAAGAAGAAGGGAAAGTCGGAAATTGTCCGATTGATCCTTACGAATTGAGTACACCAGAAAACGTTCTGGGGTGGTTGAAACGTGCCTGATCCTGATGCACTCTGGAAGGACATGCAGAAACTTGATGATCTGTATGAAGAGCTACTATGGCATCCTGACGATGAGTTACAATTTACCCACGATGGTCAAAAGATCATCATTACAAACAAAACACAGGAGAAACAACAATGAAATTCGGATTCACCCCTGAGGCAGAGATCCTCAACGCACGACTGGCAATGATGGGATTCGTTGCTGGTGTTGGTGCATACTTGACCACTGGTCAGATCATCCCTGGCATTCTCTGATTGCTAAATACAATTGAATATCGTCGGCGCAGACAGAGGGGTAACTGGCAAAATCCAGTTGACACCCCTCTATTTTTTTGCTAGTATATATACTCTGAGCCATTTATCGAATCATTTTTCGTGACAGTGGA